GCTGGCAGACGTCTGTCGATAGGCCGGAAACGCAACGATCGAAGTCTCGTGCAACCGCACCTGATGAAGGGTGCGCTGGCTGCCGTCCTCGTTCCACGAGTCGCCGCCGCGAGGAACAGAAAAGCCGAAACTCATGGAGTCGATCACGCGCGGGTTACCGCCGCCACCGAGCAGCACCGCGAGGTCGCGGCCGTCAGTCGTGTCAGGAAGCGTCGCCTTGACCAGCAGACCGCGGCTGTCCTCCTCAAGCGTCATCGTCTTAGACCGGGTCGACGCCAAGGGGCGGGCCGGGTCATGGTTGACCAAGAGGAAGACGTTGTTGCGCGACTTCAGCGAACGAGCAAACGCTCCAGGCGCAATCGTTTCCGTGAACGGTAAGGGCTCAGAAGGAGAATTGAATACGGCTGAGTAACCCTCAAAGCTCATGCCCTCGGCGGCTTCGCGGACCTCAATGTCCTCAACAGTAAAGGTGCGGGTTTCCATCTTGCTCATGTCAGTCCTCACTTGCCGGGTAGGCAGACTGGGGATCGTCCGGCGCGATCTGCGAAATGCCCTGCAACATGACCGAAGGCAGGCCCGTGTGAGTAATGGTCGGCAGGCCCATCGCCTGCATAGTCTCGGTCGGGTCAAAGCCAGCCGTGATGAGGCGCTGCGCCATAAGCACCTTGCGGTCCTCCGCAACGACGCCAGCGTCTTGAATGTCAATGTTCGCAAGGGGCACGCGCGGCGTATCGCCGTTATCGACAGGGCGCAGATCCATGAGTCCGCGCACGTCGTTGACCGACAGGTAGCCAGCCTGGAGGCCAGTAGAGAAGACCTGCGCCTGCGTGGCAGAGTCGCCGCGCAGTAGGCCGTCCATGTTGAAGCGCAGGAACACTTCGCCCGGTAGCAGGCGGTTGTGGGCTTCCTCGATGGCGGAGATAAGCGGCGTCAACGAGAAACGCACAAAGCTCATGGCATTGTGCTCCACGGATGCGTAAGACATCGCTCCAGGCGTGTTCAAGCCGATCATCGACGGCGGCACACGAAAGACCCTGGCGACTTCTTCCACAGCGAACTGGCGGCTTTCAAGCATTTGAGCCTGCTCGCCATCCGAGCCAGTCTTCACAAACTTCGCGCCACCCGAAAGAACCCCAGGACGGTGCGCCTTCTTCAGCCCCTTGTGCCCAGCCTCAAAAGCGTCAACCAGATCCTTCGCCTGCTCCTGCGTCAAGTTGCCAGGGAACTCAATCATTCCCGAAGTGTTGGCACCGTTGGAGAAGTACCGCGAGGCGAACTCATCCAGCGCCTTCGCCAGGCCGAGGGTCTGCTTCAGCTCGTCCACCCGGCTGACACCCTTGAGCGAACCGGGGCGGCGCATCTCAGGGATGTAAAGCACCTCATCGCTGGACAGCACGGCCTGGCCCCCGTCAATGACGTACTCACGCAAGCGAGTGGCCGGGTTGCGGCGAATGTCAACGCGGGTCGGGTCAAGCGGCTGAAGGGCAACGACCTGGCCGGCACCGTTGCGGAGGATCTGAATCACCGCGCCATGCGACAGCAGCATCGACACGACGATCTGCTTGTAATACTCAATTCGGCTGGAGCCGGGACCCTCAGGCTCGTACACCCAAGCGGGCCGCGGCTGATAGGGGAGCCGGTTGCCGTCGCGGCGAATGAACGTGTCCACCGGCAAAGTCGAGATCGTGTCCGACAGCAGACGCACGCAAGCGTAGGCCGCACCAATCTCAAGGGCGTTCTTCTGGTTGACAACCGTGCCCGACCAAGTAGCAAACCCCGACACGTCAATGCCCGAGCCCCACACCTGCTGGTACGAGAGGTTCCGCTCCTCCATCGGCTGACCGCCGAACAAGTTCCCCAACATCAGAGGCCTCTCTCAAGCGCGACACCGAAAGCCAGGCCGCAGACCCCAGCGACAACGAACCCGAGCCAGGGCGCCACAAGGGCGCACCCGACAATGAGCGCAGCGCAGCCAGCGATCTGCAAAGCGAGGGCGATGCGCATAGACGCTCCTAAACGGAAAAGAAACTGGCGACAGGTGCTTCGGGCTCCGCCTCGCGGCGATGGGTAGCCCGGTCAAAAGCGATAATGGCCGCGACCGCGGCATCGATCTTTCTTGGAGAGCCCCGGTGCTCTTTCACGACTCGGGGCCCTTTTTGGTCGGTCTTGATGACGCAGTTGTCCAGGTGGCGGGCAAGAGCGGGAGCATGATCGTGCGCGACCTGGCCTGATACCACCGCGTCAAAGAACTTGGCCGTCGATGGGACCATGCGAGCTGGGCTGCTCGATGGGTACTCAGTAATCGGAACCCCGGCCTCGGCCAGCGCCTCCATTGACCGCTGCCAGCGGAACGGGTCGCACGCCACCTCAACCACATTGAGCCGGCCGCACATTTCCAAGATCCGAGCCTCGACGCCGCCAATGTCCACCCGCCAGTCATCACGGTCGGTGGGCTGCTTCTCCCACAAGTCGACCAGCCAGACGCGCGGGGTCTCCTCAATCGTCACGCCAACGATGGCGGTCGTGTCACCCGAGAACGAACCGTCGAAGCCGAGCACGACCGGGGTGCCATCAAGGACGGGCTCAATCTCCGGCAACTGCTCCCAAGCCCCCTGCGGCAGCCAGGCCTGCTGAGCCGACGTCCAAGTGCCAAGCCGCTTCGTGCGGAACTCGTTTTCGGGCGTTCGCTTGACCGCCGCCTCAAAGTCCTCAGGGTCTTGCAGGTCGCCATAACCCGGATTAGCCATCTGCCAAACGGCTGGGTCTCGAAAGTCGGCATCTTCCGGCGCACCCCAGGCCGCCATGAAGAACGAAGAATCGTCAATCTCCTTGCTGGCGACCCGCTTCCCGTACTGCCACAACTGGTAGGCAATTGAATCCTGACCCGTGGAGTCAGACTTCACGCCCGGCGTCGTAATGCCGATCATGAGAGCATCGCGCCGAGCAGCCTGAGCCAATTGCATGACGTCCCAAAGTTCACGGTTTGGCATGGCATGGACTTCGTCAGCGATTACGCAATGTGGACTTAGTCCCTCTTTGGAGTAGCTCTCGGCCGACAAGACTCGATAAACCGAGCCAGTAGCAGGTACCTCAATGGCGTCTCGATAGAGCTTCACTTGATCCAGCAGTTCGGGCGACATTTCGATCATCTTCTTGGCGGTGCCAAAGACGATTCGAGCCTGTTCCTTCTCAGCCGCGATTGAGTAAACCTCGCCACCATGCGGACCCATCATCAGCGAATAGATGGCGATGCCAGAACCTAGGGCACTCTTGCCAGACTTGCGAGGCATAAACGCACACGCGGTCCTAGCCCGATACCTGCCATCGGCACGACGGGCGAACATGGCCTCAAGCATCTTGCGTTGCCAGGGCCGGAGGATGAGCGGCTCGCCGGCTCGGCCCCCAATACTGTCCTTCACCTGAGGGCACAAGGCCTCAATGAACTCAATCATTAGCGGGCCGTCGCCGCGCTTGATATCCGCAGCAGGAACAGGGGTCAGGATGGCCGGCGGCCATCCTTTGATCTTTCGGGCTGCCATGCGCAGGTGGCTCCCTTACTTGGACCGCTTGGCCTGCAACTTCTCCAGCGTCGAAGCGGCCTTGACTTCGGCCAAGCCCAGGCGGGCACGGGCCGTCGGGTTGAAACCCAGTTGAGTCAGCCAGTCAGCGATCTCACGATTGAGTTCGCGCAGCTGCTTGCGGGCCTCGGTCGACGACTCCGCCACCGGCAGCAGACGCTCACGCTCCTCAAGCGATTCGCGCAACATCGCCAGCTGCACCCCATCGGTGCGGGCAAACCAAGCCGAACCCGCCTGCATGATGTCGGCGAAAAGGTCAGCGGCCTGGCGCTGGAACGGTGCCAAGTCAACTGGCTCAACCGCAACCAAGGCGCCACGATTGTGGCGCGAGGCATCGAACGTGCCCGTGCGCCGATGCTGCTCGACGGGCTTCGGAGGTCGACCGCGGGTAGCCACCGCACAACCTCCAAATCCAAAGCCGAATTTTGCGGCGTTATTTGTATGCATA